CGGATGGCACGGAAGCTGATGACCAAACGAGGGCGGGCGATATACGCCAAGCGGAAGGTCATCGTGGAGCCTGTGTACGGCCACATCAAGGCGTGCATGGGGTTTGTTCGCTTCTCCTTGCGTGGGCTGGCTAAGGTGCGAGGGGAATGGTCCTTGGTAGCGATGTGCCACAACCTCCTGAAGATATTCCGGTATGGACGGTCCAAGCCGGCCACCGTGTAACTCCGATGTGGCGGACATAGGACATACAGGACAAGAGCCGCGAACCCAGTCGGCGCCAACATTCACCATTACCACAAGACACCCAGGAGCGTGCCCTTCGGTCGATTACTCGGACACGCTCCTAGTACCATTTGAAAAATACGATAGCAACCGAGACGACTTGAAACATTTCCACGGAGTCGCGCGTCAAGTAGGGGTGAAGGCATAAGAGGTGATCATGATGGGAATCGGGATTCGAATCGGACCATTTTGGATCTCGTCCAGCGGCCGCAGGAAACGAAAATCATCAAATCGCTGTGCTCGGTGCTTCCGGCAGAGGATGCCTCGACATAAACTGTGCGATGTGTGTGACTATCGGGTTCGCGAGGAGATGAATCAAAGGGCCTCCGTTGCCATTGAGAAGTACACGAGCGCGCAAGAGACAGATGACTTGAAACAACGCATCGAACTGCTGAAAGAGGCCATGCGAAATTTCAAACGTATCAATGCCATGAGGCGTTACGGGTACCAAATGGACGTCAAAAGGAAGCCAGCAGGGATTTGGATTGAAGACATCCGACGAGAGATTGCGGAAGCACGCAGGGAAGCACGTATAGCGAGAAACACGTCCAAACAGTGAAACATTTTGACGTTGTTGCGCGTCTGATAATTGTAAACCTAAGGAGGTGTCCAAGATGCAACCAGAAGGCAACGTCGTTCGATGGCGAACCATCCTTACGTCCGTTGGAGTAGCGGCCGCTGCAGTCGCCGTCTGCACCGGCGCGGTCCTACTCGCTCCACATCACACAAATGCTGATCAGAAAATCGTTGTGGCTGCTACTCAAAATACGGGTTCCAATGCGTCAAACAGCATTGGCCAAATACCTACTGTACCTGAGCCACATGTCACTCCGCCGACGGATTATGTTGCGGTTCCCGTGTCATCAACGTCTGATTCGGAAACTCCCCCTCGCGATCCAGTTCTCTTGAATGGGATGGATGCCATTAAACAGGCCAAATTCAAAGTAAAAGTCCCCTACATTCCGAAAGGGTACAAATTGGATTCCATCCAGTTGGAAAAATACAGCGAAAGCGACCAACGCCTCACTGAAAAAATGACGAATTCAAATGGCGGCGAGATTTTAATTAGCACTGTGTACATCAAAAGTCCTACTTTATTCCATGTTGTGAACTATCACAAGACCACGTTTGACGGAACGACGATCCAGATCATTCAATGGGACAGTAACGGTCACGCATATTGCTTCATAAAAGACGGCCTGTTGTACCGGATTGATTCAGGGATAATTAACGGTCCCAATTTTCTGCCGAAAGATGATATCGTGAGTTGGCAAGTCATTGACTCCCTGATCAAAGGAACAAAAACGTACAATTAAGCGAAGGCCCCATCCAATAAAGGACGGGGCCTTCGCTTTTAACACGTCCGATTCAGTTTGATTCCCCAGGCGGTGCACGAAGATCCTTGCCTGACCCCCGTGTCAATGAACCCATACGTTCCAGGAGGGTCTATCAGCGACCACCATTTATTGTCCTCAAGGTATGCGTATGCAATCATCAGGTATTTGTACGTGTCCCCAGGCGCTCCTGTGGGTGTGGCGAAGTACGTTCCGGACTGCATCGTCCACTTATAGTTCCCCGCCTGATCGAACACATCCAGGGCCTTTTGGGTTTGAAAAACATAGTACGTTTGTGTGGGGAACTGTGAGCCTACAAAATCTATCGTGTAAAAACAGTAATCAATCGCAGCCAATGAATCCGTCGCAGCGATGTATCCATTCACAGGGAACGTGCCATTGTGGAGGATACCCACGTACACATACGAGATTCCGTTGTCCTTAAAAATTTGCGGCGAATCATAGACGTTGACAGTAGTGCTTCCGGGATGCACGGACCACTTGTTAGTCGTGTAGTTCACAAACGCTTCACCAGGGTTGAGCGTTCCGACAACTGTATATGACATGAAAACATCTCCCTTTTGAAACGAATTAACTAACCTAAAGAGAGCAAAGACACCACGTAAGCGCTTCGTGTTCAGTGTGTTGCCATTACACATCCACCCTTTCGTGTTTTATGTGCCTTGATTATGCGCCTATTGTGGATGTCGAAAGTGCCAAGAAAGTCTAAAAAAACTCGGCGTGGTGCGCATGAAAAAACCGCCCCTAAGGACGGCATGTGGTTAATTCAGTCCATAATCGAGGACGGCGTTCGGGCCGAGTCCGTAGGTTGCGGCCTGGGAGTCAATAAACGTGTCTGCTCTCACCCAACCAGAGCCAAGATTGTAGAAGTCAATGGACATATAACCTACATTGCTCAAACCGCGATCCATCGTATTTCCCGGAAGGAGGGCAACGTGGTATCCGGCGGGAATTGAACCAACTTTTGTTCCGCTAGAGTCGTATAGATTCGTGGTGTGACGAATTGCGTACACCGGACAATTAGTGTACCCATCAATGGTATCCCGGTAATTCGGATAGTTCCTTACACCGGATACCTTTGATCCATCAATCCAGCCGTATGTCGGAAATGACGTGTGGTAAAAAGCAACCTGGAAGTTATTGGGGTATATCTCTGTATCGTAGACAGGGATTGCTGAACTGCCTGGGTTACAAACCCATTCAGTATAAGCCATATCACCACCAATGCCAACACACATTTCACCTGGATCAATGTAGCCAATGATCGAAGCCATACTGTCCCTCCTATAAAATTTGTTGATCACAGCATAGCCTCTATAAACGTTCACTAACTGCAAAAAAAGTCACCAAAAAGTCCATCGGGCGCGCCCGATGGACTGAATTCAGTTTGCAGTTGAACTAACTTTCGGGACATCAGAAAGTTGAATCCGACCATCAAACAGCAAATCGTTCCATTCTCGCAATGTATTTGCTGCTTGTGCGGCCTCTGTATTGTTGCTAGGGTCACGTTCAGGGTCTCCTTCTAATTTCCCGTGATTTCGTGGGTCATAATAGTTAATCGCCTGCTGATAAGCCCGATTTATTGAATCCAGAATGGCCCAATCGTCACGGAATGAGGCTACATGGGTATTCGGATCGATGTAAATGAACCTGGTAGAGTAATCTTTCATGGGTTTCGCAGGGATCTCAGCCAACTCCGAACCAAAAAGCTGCTTGAACTTGCCGTAATCCGACTGCAAGTAGCTTTCCATTGATGAATTAAATGACTGGCCATTGACTAACGTATTGCTGGAGAACGAATAATTACCTTCCCCGATCTTTTCACTTGCACCGTAGGCCCAGGCATCCAGGACACCGATGCTATGGGTCAGCAACGTGTGCAGTTGTGTCGCCTTTTGCCCCCATTCGTCTGTTACCTTCTGCAATCTGGTTGTAGCCGCTTGAAGTTGTTCGGAATTCTGCTGGTTTGCAGGGGTAACAGAATGTTGCCGCCACGCACCAGAGTGCTGTTCAATGGCAAAGAACACAAAGCCCGTAACCACTAGCGTAGCACCCGCCACCAGAACGTTGGTCAGTAAATGGGGAAACCGGCGAGTAAGAGTCGTGGATTCGGCTTCGACCCGTTTCAATTCGTTCAACATTTTCGCTTTTTCCTCCACGCTCAATGTAAACTTTGGCAAATCTCGAAACCCCTTATCTTCGTTAGAATCCAGCCAATCCATGCTCAATACCCCTTTCCGCAATCTGCTTTTTTGCGGATTTCAATGCTCGATGCAACGTGACCCGTACCCGACTGGACGTCCAACCCAGAGCCTGTGCTGTCTCATTACTGGACATCCCAAGAACCTCTCGACAGACAATGACGGCTCGATATTCCGGTTTCATATCGTCGAGGATGCTGAACAGTAAGGCACGGATTTCTTGTCTCTCGGCGGACTGCTCCGGGGATTCCATGGATGAAACCAGTTTGTTAAAAAGTGAATCTGTCGTCGCCACTTCGCGTTTTTTACTTCTCAGGTGTGACAAAGCAACATTTCGTGCAATGGCAAACAACCAGGATTTCGGATTACCTTCCTGTCTGAATTTGTGGATTCCTCGTATCGCCAACACGAAGGTGTCCTGCGTTAGGTCTTTCGCCAGTTCGGCATCTTTCACCATGTACACGAGGAAAGAGTAAATATCGTCCGCGTACAAGTTGAACCATTCTTCAATCATCGCGACCCCCCCGAGATGTTCTAATCAGTTGACGCTCGAACATCAAAAGCGTTACAGTTCACAGACCTAAAAATCGCCCAATCTATTGCTATATAAACATAGATATGGTGCAATAAAGGCAAGGAAGTGGTCAACTTGAAACCCGAAGGGATGAATGAATATGCTTGGGGCGATCTCGGATTTGTTGGTCCGTATCGGATGGCTGATTGCACTGACGACCGTTGGTGTATCATTGTGGGGAGCTGTCCCACTGTGGGCCAATGCCACCCTGGGAGCGCTGTGCATAGCCAGCAGTGTGGCCACAATACAACACATCCGAAAGAGGAGATAATGTGTACTTGCAGTTCAACTCCAAGGCAGACTTCGTGAAATGGGCACAGGAGAATATCCTAACGCCCCAGGAAGTCACGGAGATCCTGCATTGCTCACCGCAGGCGATAAGGCAGTCTGTTCAAAATGGAAAACTGCAGCCTCTCAAAAAGCATGAACGGACCACTCTGTTCTTGCGGGAAGATGTTGAAAGGCGCGGTGAGGAACTTCAGGAACTGCGCGAAAAGTACCGGCCATATGATACCCCCGGCCCGAAGTAAGGCCGGGGTATCTTTGTTTAGGCGGTTGCCTGCCCGGTCTGCGCCTGTGTCTCAGCCGAGGTCTGTACGGGATCACCCGTGGATTCAGCTGCAGACGATGTAACAGTCTCAATGTGATGCGCCCGGACATAGGAGTTGATGAACGAAAGTACCAACCCCTCGACATCGGTGCCCGCGGACTTCAGGACGCCCGCGAATGCTGCGCCCTGGTCCAGCACGGCCTGCAGCGCTTCCTTCCGGACCGTATCCGCAAGGTTCTTGTTCCATACCCCGTTTGCCTTGGCGTCGGCCACAATCTTCTGATTGAAGTCCTCCACCACGGCTTCAGCGATCTGCTGCAACTTGTCCACGGCATTTGACGCGGTTTCAGCGATCTTAGCATCGGTGTGCGCGGCAAGATACGCCTTGACGTGATTCGATACCCAAGCAAGGGACGCTGTGATCGCCGCAACCAGAATCCCAGAGAGTGCCTGAACAACTTCCGTCTCGATCGTATCGAAATTCATAGTCATTTAACCCCCTTCAGGATTTGTTCGGCCTGTGCAATCAGCGACAGTGCCTGATTGATTTGGGACTGTGTTGTAGACTGCGTTGTGGTTGTCGGTGCTGGGTTGGATTCCGACTGCAAAGCCTTCTGGATGGCCGCCTGCGTCTGCGGGCCAACTACGCCGTCCACGTACTTACTGCCGAGGTATTTCAACTGGAACGACTTGACCGCGGCTTCAGTTGCGGCGCCGAATATACCATCGACGGCCAGCTTCAGACCGAGAATCTTGTTGAGGTCCTGCTGCAAGATCTTCACGGCTTCGCCGGTGCTGCCCACTGTCAACACGTTCGTCACCTCCTTTACCTGCCCGCCAATGACGGCCTCCCACATGGCGGTGGTGCAATGTTGGTAGTCCCAAAAAGAAACGCCGGGGAGACCGGCGCAGGCGTTGATGAACGTTTGAATTTGGGATGGTGTCACCATCCCATAGGATTGGCCAATCGGCACAATCGGGACACCGAACTTGCGGTAGTATGCGAGGCTCGTTTGCACGGCGGTGGCCGGTGCAAGGCCGAGGTCGCCCCAATACACCTGCGGCATCGTGAAGTCCGCGTGCTTGCTGAACACCGAGAACGGGAACCCAGGGTGGTACTGCGGCAGCGCAAATGACGTATACCCCACGGGCTTGCCTTTCGCACCCGCCTTGATGGCGCTCATGAGTTGGTCGGCCGCATTCCACATGGCCCCCCGGTCGAATTCCGTTTCCACATCCGCAACGTAAAAATCCGCGCCCAATTCGAGCACGGTGAGGGCTTGCCGGACTTCTACCGCTGGGTCTCGGCCGTAGCAGTAGCCCCAAGCACCTGCTTTCATGCCGGCATTGTGGACGACATTGATGAGCGACGCAGAAAACTGGCTCCACCAACTGGTTCCGTCATGTGCCTTAACAATCAGCGCCCCAATTCCGGCCTTCCTTGCTTGAGCGATGATGGACGACACATTGCCGCCCTCGCACTGTGACAGCTGCCAGATCCACATGGACTTTCCTTGCCATGGCTCACTCACCTTCCTCACCTCCTTTCAAGGCGCCGCTCCAGTGCCTGCAACCGCTTGTCCATCTGCCGATGCCAGCGGAAGTTAATCACCTCACCCACCAGCCAGACCGTGACGATGACACCAATGATCAGCGCATTAGTCCGGACGGCTGGCGGCTGGCGAAATAGCCAGTAGACCCCGGCTGCGACGCCAAGGTACAGGAAATCGTGCAGCGTCGCCCACGCAAAATTCAGCACGTCAATCAGACGAATTGGTTTGTCCTTCTTCGTCATCGTCACCCCCTTTCGCCGCAATCAACGCGGCCAGCATGTGGGATGTCGCCTCAAGCAGGTGAAGCATGTACTTCTCCTGCTCCTTCTGTGCGACACTCGTAGCGGTCGCCTGGATGCCCGCCAGCGCCGACATGACCAAATTGAGCGCCATGAACGGCGCCGGGTCGAACTTCCAAGGTGAGAAGCTGTTAAAGGCGATCCAGAACCCGATCAGCCCAAAGAAAAAGGCCACGAAGGATGGGCTCGTCATCCATCGGGCCAGCAATTTGATGCCTCGGTTATACATCGGATCACCTCCAGGCGTGTGCGATCAGCGCCCCACACACAGCCCCGACCAAACCACCGAGCGGCAGCGTCAAAAGTACGCCCCACGGTGGCAAGGAGTTCAGTGCCTTGCTTGTTACGCCATTCAGCAGGTCTTTGATCTCACTGAAGTGTTGAGCGTTTTCCAATTGGATGTCACCGATCTTTGCTTTGATGTCTCCTACGTCTCCTCGCAGTTCTTTCACATCGGCCTGCAGTTGGTCGTATTGGCGTTGGAGGGCGGCAATATCACGTTCCGCCCTGGCCATGCGCACCGATAAGTCTTCCATATGCGCCACCTCCAGTCTTGTTTGCAAATCACCATTAGTGGGTACACCAATCGCCCAGCCTGCAATCCACCTCCTTTCCCCGAGGATGAAAAAACCGCCGGATGAGCGGCGGTTACCATTGGTCCGGTATTTGGTTAAATATTCGCGGGTCCTCAAGCCCAAGTTGCCACATGGCCACCCCAGCCAGCCCGTACTCCAATGTGGCCTGTTGCCACCAATACGAAAACACGTTCATATCGCCGTAATAGGCGATGCTGGCCCCGTCCTCATCGCACAAGAACACGCGTCTGGTCCACACACCGGCATCTGTCTGTTTTATCTGGATCTCCAGCGGACCCGACGTGGACACCGGGAAAGGCGCTGAATTGAAGTAGTCGTAGTCTGATGAGATGTCGATATTCGTGCCCGTTCGCGTGCTGTACTCCTCAACCCCATTCGGCACCTGAAAGTAGTTCCAAGGCTGAATCCATGTTGCCTGGGAATTACGCTGGATTCGCCCGATTTGCTGCGATCCGGCGGGCGTGACGATGGTAAGTGATTCCCGCGGCACGTACGTGTAGGCGTCCCCGGCCGTGAGTTGGGTGCAGGACATCGTGGCATTGGTCGCGTACAAACCGAACGTGTTGGACGTCTGCAAGCCCGACACGGCATTTCCGATTTTTTGCCCGTCCACGTATACGGTGTACGTGCCCTGTCTGCACCTTGCGCGAAGTTCGTGTGTCCCTGGCGTGACCTTTCCCATGGTTTGTCCATTGAACACGACTGTACCATCCGCCTTGATGCCGCATTTGTATGGCCCGATGATGATTCCCGCCTCACCATTTCCGGTGAACGAGAAATCCGCCCACACGCACAGGTCGGTGAATTGTGCGTATCCGATTTGCAGGGTGCCACTGCCAACGAGTGTCCCAGCATTCGGGAAAGTGCCCGTGACGGTCCAGGAACCGGTCATGTTGTACCACGAACCCAAAGACCCACCCGCGCCGGCTGTGTAACTGCTCCAATTGTCGGCCCAAACAGTCGCATACTCGGGCGGGTGTCGCAACACCTCCGTCGTCACCACATAGCCGTTCGCAGGCAGGACCATGTTTCCGTTGACGTCCTTCATTTTTTGTGGACGCATGTAAAACCAGCCCTGGCCACCATCCATCGTGAAGGAGAAGTCTGAACAGACAACAAATCCGTAAAGATCCGCACCGTATGCCGACGAACCTCCGTCGAAGGTCAGCGTGTGAGCCCCCGCAGAGAGGTACATAATCCCGACATCGAAGTAATGCGGCGTCCTTGCGAGTGGATACCACTGAGTTGGTTGAGTCGCCGTGAATGTCGTACCATCAACGTCCACCACCACCTTGTTCATCGTCCACCACGGGAAATTCACCACGAGGACGATGTGATAGGTTCCCGACGTTGGCACCGAGAAATTATAGGTTGCTGTTCCGGGCACCTCTTGGACAGTACTTTGCTTGCCGGTCGACGGGTCGGTGTAGGTGATGGTTTGAGGCTGCCGAGCCGAGACATAGGTACACTGCTGGCCGTTGAAGTACGACGTCCCCGTTACGATGGCTCCATTGTCGCTCGCGTTGGTCGACGACGGTGCCCACATTGCGGCCACCTGTCCGGTGATGGTCGCCTTCTGAATCAGGTTGTACGTGGTAAGGAGTTTGTCTCCGTTGTAGGTCATCGTGAGCGCTGGGCCATCCACGCGGGTGATGTCGTCGATCCGCTGCCAATCGTAGACGTGAAGGAACACATACGGCGTTTTTTCGGTTTCGTCCCAAAACGCGGCCCACGGGATATTCGGCTGGTTCCCGCCGTGTGTGTAAACGCCCAGCAGCCATGCCAGAATGGCATAGTAGGACTCCGAAATGCCGCGGTACTGCCCGGCCGGGACCGGCTCGAAAATTTGCCACCGGATGCCGTACATGCCGACGCCAAGGAAGATTTTCTCCGGTGGGATGCACGTCACGGCGTAATCGTACACGGCCTTGCCCCATGATGCCGGGGTAATGGCCGCGGGTGCGCTGCCGGACCAGGAGTAGCCGTAAGACATGATCGTGCAGGTGTCGAAGTACGGGGCCAGCTTCGCGTAGTCGCACCAGTACTCCCCACCGAGGGACTGCCCAGGGCCGGTGAGGCCGGGAAGGTCGATGTGCAGCAGTTTCCCTCGCGCGTGACACAGGTTGTACACGCGCTCGAAGAACGCCACGGCCTGGTCGGTATACTGTGAGCTTCCGCCTTGCTCAAAGTCCAAATCAATCCCGGCGGCCCAAGGGTACTGATCCAGGAGCGCTGCGATGTTATTGACCACCGTGTCCTGCAGTCCGCCTTGGTTCGTCCAGATCGCCGACAGGTCCCCGGTGCTGAAATTGCCGCCCAAGGCTTGTACGGTAAGCAGCCATTTTACCTGTGGATACGTCTGCGCAGTGCTGATCTCGGTTTGGGTCATGGTGTTTTTAATGGACCCGTCTGTGTTCACTGAGAACTCGAACAGCCCCACTTGGTAGAACTTCTTGGCCATGGTGGCCATCTCGGTATTGGCACGGCCGAGGTAGCTGGCCACCCATGTCATGAACTTCCCGCTCACCATGTCACCCCCGATAGGCACCATTCCTCGATCTCGAAGATGAACTGTCCAGCGTCCGTATTGCCCTGCGACACCGAGTAGATCACGTCCCCATACGGACAGGTGAGGAACGCTCCGGCCCATTCCGCTCCATCGTTCGTCTGATCGCCATTGAACGTGACCTGGTGGGTGGCCGAGTTCACCTGCACCACATCGCCCGGCTCCGACCACTGCGCGTAGTACCATCTCCGAGAGCCAGAGTAGGTTTCGATCACCAGCTGGTTTCGCCGCTCATTGATAGCCGTGTTGGTCAGATCAAGCCCTGTCGTCGCGGGCTTTTGCGGCGGCTGGTAGATATTCACGGCGTTGTTATCCGGCGATGTCATGGTCATGCCGCCCGTGTTCGGGATGATCACATACGCACTCCCGCGGATCACACAGTTGTAATGCTTCTTCGGGACGATGTTCCCGTTCTGGTCCCGCGGCCGGATGAGCATTTCCTCGGAGCTCGGCGCCCATCCCGTGATCATTCCACCGTCCTGCAACATGATGTCGGTCACCCAGATGTCCCCAGTGGCGTTGGCGATGATGAACTCCACATCGATGGATTCCACCGGCTTGTTCGCCTGTACCTTCGCCGTGTATCGCATGAACGGGTTAGACATTGTCGAAGGACCACCTTATCTCGGCAGGGTGCCCTACCCAGGTCGTGGCCACCGAGCCGCCCTGGAACATGATGTCGGTTACCCAAATGTCCCCGGTGCAATTTGTGATGACCAATTCCACCGTGATCGATTGGACGTCTTGGCCTTGCAGCTGAAAGGTTTTTGCCCATTGCTCCATGCGCCATCGCCCCTATGCCAACGCGAAGAATTGCGTCTCACTGGTTCCGTCTTTGTATTTGATGGTGATCTGGAATCCCACCTGTCCGCCGCTTTGCTTTTGGATGTTATCCAATTCCACCTGTGCCGACAGCGTGTACTCCGAACGACTGGCCGGGTAGATGGTCTGCGACAGTGTCTTGCTGGCGTTAGGCGCCCCCGTAGCGTGGAAGGACGACGTACCGGACACTCCCTTGGTGTTGTCCACGTCCCAGCCGTTAGAGATCCAATATGCTAGCCCGTCGTCGGCTCGGCTGTTGAACAGGTCATTGAACATGACCACATCCTGCATGGCCTGGTTGATCGCGTCCGTCACGTTCGCAACGCCGCCTCCTGCCCACAGGTTGGTCAGCTGGTCGGCCAACGTGTACAGCGCTGTATCCAGTTGAACCGTGCTGTTCCAGGGTTCCAAGACGTTGTAATTCCGTTGCGCCACGCGGGCCTTGAGATTCATCCCAAGCAGTTGGTCGTACACCGTAACGACGTCTCCCAGCGCCGGAACGTCCATATCCTGTTCGATGATGACGCCCATGTCGTACGTGATTTTCGGCATGGACAAGGTGGCCAGTTGTTGCTGCGCCCACTGCATCAGGTACGATGGGTTGCCAATCTGGTCGTTGGTCAACGTCTGAGATTTGACCTGCCGCGGCTTGCCCGTGCTGTCGTACCACTGGTAGTTCTCGATGTACGGCACACCGTTGTTCACCGACGAGATGTCCAAATTGTTGGTGCCATACGGGTACAGGCGCGTGACCAGATAGCGGGTGTCGATGACCCGCTTGTTGCTTTTGAGGTTCTTGCCATAGGCGAACAACACGCCCTTTTCCGACCCGACCTGCTGGAGCAGGTGAACCTTCCGGTTGATGCTGTCGAATTGCAACTCCCCGCCGTATACGGTCGGGATCTGCCGGATGGCGGCCAACGGGTTCGTCGGCTGTGTAATGGAAAAGTCCCCTGGCGTTGTGATCTCCACAGTCCCAACGGTGAAATCTGTGCTTTGCAGGATGGCCTGCATTACCACTGCAGGGCCGACAGACTGGTAGTTCAGGGTTTGAATCGGGTCGTACTCGGCCAGGTCGTACCACACTGCCTCGCACGTCACATCGACCGTTGGGATGCCCTGCCCGGAATCCCACCCGCTTTGGATGATTCGGATGACAAACTCGCTACCACCCACCTGGACGTGCAATTCGTTGTCCAGCACGGCGACCTTCGGGTCATCCAACGGGAGCGAGAAGGTGAGCGTTTCCTGACCGTTTGTGTCCGTGATGAGTTGGTCCGTGATGACCACGTTGAACGCTTTATCCAGGATGGCCAGTAAGGTTCCGCTACGGTCAAGCAACCTCGGATAGTTCTGCACGCTGCATCACTCCTCAGTGCCCCATAACATCACACCAACAGTTGCTGCGGCGCTGAGATTGACGCCGATCGCTTGCCCAGCGCTGCCAGGCATCCAGATGTTCTCGAAATTCACCACGACCGGAATACCGGCCACAAGCGGAAGTTGGGGACCGACAGCTGTGCCAGCAGCCGTGAATTGCACCGTCACCGTACCGCTTGCGATTAGGAAGAAACCCCGAATGGCAACCGTCTTGCCGCTTGCAGGCGTCCAAACAGTCGTGTTACCAGAAGCGGTTGCGGTCGCAGAATGGAAATACCTCGCGTTCCTTACGCGCGAGGCCGTTCCATCGCCGTTGTACAACCAAGGCAGAGCCGATACAGCAAGCGGATACCCCACTGACGGGAGCGCCTTGGAATCGGCGTTGTACCCCATTGCAGCGAGCGCGTTTCCCGCGGCTGAATCTCGGATACGGATGCTTGCCTGTTCTCCGCCGTTATCCAGCGGATTGAACGGGATGACTTGTCCGATAGTGTTAGTCCCGGCTGGAAGTGACCCGGACAACGACACATTCACGGTGCCGTTGACGCTGACTACGAGATGCCCCTGTGCATCCACAGCCACCGGTTGCAGCGTCCAGTACGTCACCTGAACGCCGGTCAAACTGGCGACCGAAGTCGTTAGGCCGCTGTCCTTGTAGAGCGGAATAACGCCCGTCTGTCCGTTGGCCTGGCCTGCGTACAGCGTATTGCCGCCTGAATCCTTGGCGGTGATGTCTTTCCCATTGATGAGGCGTTGCCGTCCGACGCCACCTGAATCGACGTACCAGTCATGAGTGGCGTCGATGATCGGTAGATTCGTCGCCTGAAAGTTGCCGCTGGCGTCCGTGTTCCCGGTCTCCGTTACCTGCACCGCTGCCCACAGGATTACGTCCTGCGCGTCGGCTGTGTCCTGGTATCCGACCACTGGCACGTTGTTTGCGCTCGAATCACGCCGGGTCGTGAACCCACCAGCCATCACAACCACCTCTCCGTGTAATCGAAGGTCACCGCTGCACCCGCGCCCATCGTGTCGAACTCAGTCACCGTGTTCGCGCCAGGAGAAAGCTGTGGGAAGTCGCCTTGCCAATACTGGAGCGCGTTCTGACCATTGAGCGTGACTGTGTAATTCCCGGTGTCGATGGCCACCGTGTCACCCGGCCCGATGTTTCCGGTGTACGTTACGGGCACGCCACTTATGGTCAACGTCACTCCCGCTGTCTGAGAAGCTCCACCCGCCGCTCCCAGGCTCGTCGCACCAAGCCCGGAGGCCTCGAATTCTGTGGAAGAGGTGGCTGGCGACTGAATCGTGATCTTGACCGGGCACGACGCCGTCCCATTGTTCGTGAGAACCGTCTGCCCTTGGTACGGCGCTTCCCATTCGATGCGCTGCGGTGTCGTGCTGTATATAAACGGGTCGGCGCACTTGAAACCGATCTGCACCTGTCCGATGAGCTTCTGGAAGGTGAGGAACGGTTGCTGTGCGCCGTTTCCCGTTGATGTGTACTTTGCCAGGTAGTACTTGTCCGGCTCATCATCGAAGATGAGTTGTTGATACCCTTTGCTCGGATCAATGGACGCGGCGAAGGCGTGCAATGCCGACAAAAGATCGGCTCTCGTATCCCCCACAGTGGCCAAAGTGACCGAAACGTAACGCTTGTCGTACTCGGTGCGGTAGTCGTACACACCAGGACGGCCGTAGATGACCTGTTCAATGTCCCGTGACTCCGGAACCAGTTCGATCTGCTTTTGTACGAGGTACAGTCCAAAGTCATTGGTATGTGCGCCACCAAAACTGAATCCAGGGAGCGTCATGAGCTTCGCACCCCCACTTGTCTGATCCCCATGCCGCGCAGCACGTTCTGGTTGGCGTTGTAGAGTCCCTGCTGGATTTTCTGGATGTCTTGGTCGTTGCGAACGGTCAAGTTCTCGATGTGCAGGAGCGGTCCGTTTACGGCATACCCGCCGCCAGTTACTGTTGCCGCAGCTGCACCCGCCGAACCCGGATTGACGTTTAAAAGCGCCCTCACGTTCGGATTCGTGACGGTGGTGGGCGGCGTCAATGCCTTGGACAACGCGGCCTGGACCATCGGCGTGTACTCCGTGATGCCCTGAGCAAACATCTTCATGAGGTTGGGAGCCCACACGTCCGCTTCGGCGCCCGGACCTTCCTCTGCCGGGCTATGAAACCCAAGGAACCGCGCCACCGCGTGCGCGACATTGCTGACCGCATTTCCGACTGCCCCCAGCATGCTGCTGATGCCGGACACGAATTCGCTGATGAGGTTCTTCCCCCATGAAAAAGCCTCGGACGCGAGGGACCCTAGCGCTGACCGGATATGGCCGGCTGCATTGCTTATGACGGACGTGATCCCGTTCCATGCGGACGAAGCCGCGGAACGAACAGCATTCCAGGCGGAACTAAGTACCGACCGCACCGCCGATGCACCAGAATCCACGACAGACCGCAGTCGACTCCACGCCGACGACACCGCGCTTGAGATGGCATTCCAGACCGCACTTGTCGTGCTTCGCACTGCATTCCACGCCGACGAGATGGCAGAATGGATGGCATTGAATACGCTCGATGCCGCGGAACGGAGGGCGTTCCATGCGTTAGTCAGGAATTGGCTGACTTCTCGCCAGTGCGTGATGATCAATACCGTGCCCGCGGCGACAGCAGCAACAATTAAGGTGATGATCGCCGTCACAGGATTGGACATCAACGCTACGAAAAATGCCCGCAGCGCGGCAATGGCCCCCGTGGAAAAGGCTCGAATGACGCCGAGCAAGGAGGTAAATCCACTACCCAACCCGGACAGCAATGGTGCCACCGTCTTCCCAACGTTGGCCAACACCTCGAATGCTTGCTGGACCGATTTGATTACGCTGGACACCGATTTGACCGCGTTTGAGACTGACGAAATTCCAGCGCCGAACAGCTTAAATGCACCAACGCCGGTTATGACGTACCCAACGAGCGCCGCCAATTGAGGGTGCGCAGTGAGCAATTGATTCACGAATGTCGCCAATGACAGCGCAGTTTGCAAGATTTGGTGGCCCAATGGTGCCCAGGCAACGAGCAGTCGTCCAGCGATAGACGCCAGCTGGCCGATGAGTTGCACCACCATAGGCCCGTTGGTCCGCACGTACGTCAAGAACTGCTGGAATCCTTGACTTGACTGTAGACTTGTGGCCCAGGCCGCAAATCGCTGCGTCAGCGTCAGCAATCCCTGCGCCATGCTTGTACTGAGCGGCTGGAACGCCATGAGCAAGGCGGCAAAGCCCTTGACCAGGTTCCCTATGGCCTCCCCAAAGTCCACAAGCATCGGCCGGGCGTTTGTTCCCAGGAACGTGAAGAATTGTTGCCAGAACGGGGAGCCGAGCGCCTTGGCTGCTTCGCTCTCCAGCTGCGTGAACGCCTGCGCGGCGGCTGTAATGATCGGTCGCATATCAGTCAATAGCTGCTGGAGCATCTTCAGGCCGTTGGTGAACATGTTCAGGACCGGGCTTTGGAAACTTTGTGTGAATCCCTTCCAGAACATTTCAAACTGGAGCAGGGATTGGGCTGCTTGGCGTTCTTGCGCGTCCAGTCCTTGTAAGCCTTTTTGACCCTGTTGGGTCGCAGTAATGACATCATGGATGGTCGGCACTGCGACCGCGGCCAAGCCACCGGCCCCTGCAACCGCTGCCGTAAAGGCGGATGCCAGTCCCATTGCACCTGCTGTCGCCGTGGCGAGAAGCGGGGAGAGGGCGGGTAACGCGGTAAGCAAAGCGCCGATGCCAAATCCGCCGCCCCCACCAGTTTCCTCGGTGCGCACGCGGATCTGCTTTTCTTCGGTCTCGGTATCGCGGGCCAGTTCAGCACGGGCCTCTGCGTCATCTATGCGGACGGTGATGACTTTGTCGCCCAGCTTCTTCGCATCCAGTTCGTCCAACCGAGCTTCTTCCTTGTCCAGTTCGGCTGCGAACTGTGCCGCATTGAGGATGAGTCTTATCACCAGACTCGTGTTGTCATCAGCCATGCTACCTCACCCCGATTCCCCAGGTGTTCTCACCCATCGGCTTCAGAAAATCAGCATTCTGCGCATTTACACGCTCCTGCTCCGCCATCCGATCGGCCCTGGCCTCAAGCAGATCAACAATGGACGCCCATGAAATGCGATCCCAAGCCGTCCGCGGCGTCCATCCATAGGTCTCAGCACAAAACTCAATCACTTGTTCGATTGGAGTACCGTCCCCTGGAGTGCTTTCTCCAGGGGCTGTATAAAAGTGCTCAGGCTATCCAGCCGGTTGAGTTTGGCGATAGCTTTGAAGGCTTCGACCAACTCCGGCAGTGTCGGCCCGTTCTCGGCATCCGTAAGCAATCCTTCTGGCAACGTTGGAACGAACGTTCGAACGAACGTTTCTACGGCCCCGCCGAATTGCGTCACAAGCAAAGTGATGGCGCTATCGACGTCCTTCACGTTGTCAGACTTAGACAGGGCATCAATCGCCCCGCTCAGTTGCTTTGCGAGGCTCACCAGTTTTCCGATGGGTACCGCCTTGGCAACGTACTCTTTTCCGCCCAGCACTACGGTTGCTGTAGGTTCAAGGCTCACGATGCGGCCACCTCACTCACTGTTCCGAATTCCTGCCCAGAAGGTTGTGTGAAATCCGGCAAGCATTCGAAAGTCACCTCAACGTAAGCGGGCTTGTCTTTGGCGACGGTGTACGAGCCCGACGCCATGGCCGTCGCTCTGTTTACCGTGAAGGTCCGAGTTTTTCCGTTCGGCCCCGGTCCAACGAACGTCAAGGTATGGTATTGAAACTTCGGTTGCGCACCAATGGCAAGCGTCTCCGCACCGCTCTGAGCGTCCGTTGTTGGCGAAGTTGGCTGGTTCCACGCGATCTGCAAGTTCTGCAACGTGGCTTCGGCCAGCTGCGTCTTGACCGTCATGGTGCGGTCGGTCAAGCCACGCGCAACGATGCCGATGTACTGGTCGATCTGGATGTCTGTATATTTGTCCTGAATTTGGATCTCGACGCCGCCAGAAGTCGCCCCGATGTCCTGACCGTCCACCTGGAACGAGGAACACGGGCCGATGATGATGTTCTGAGCATTGACTGGCACGACATGTCACTCCTTTCCCGGCATAAAAAGAGCCGCCTTATCGGGCGGCGTTACGGTTGGGTCTTCTGTTGGCCTTGCGCAGGTTGCGCCTGAGACTGGCTTGCGGTTGCTGCACCGGCCGCTCCCTCCTGCACTTCGACGATAGCGCCGGTCTTGAGCGCTCCGGATACATCCTCGGGATTGGCCATGAACACCGTGCCCGGCCCCAGGCTGATATTGTGCCGCTCTGTCACCACGTAGGTTTTCATGCGCTTGGTACACCTCCTGCCACAACGCGCTCGATAGCACGCACTGTTATCCCGAGCATGAGATACATTGTCCCTCCGTACTCGGCCATGCCGTATCGATACCCCGTCACACCACTGTTCTCGACAACCCCGCCGAGGCGCGGGTCGGCGTCAATGGCCTGCCTTAGCTTCTCAATCCACGGTTTGGCCGCGACGTCTGATTGCGGCGCGTCAGCCCGGCCGAAAAACACACGCACGTCGATGTCGTGCTGGATCGTGTATGTCACATCGCGGTCCCATGGAATACTGCCACCGGCCAGCCAATGCAGCACCGAAGGCAACGTCCCGATGGATTCCGGCAGATTTTCGTACACTTGCGCTTGCGGCATAACCTTCTTTTCGATGCCCGCAAGGGCGTGGATGATGTTCTCAACGGCCATAATTGTCCAGTGCCTCCTGTATGCGCTGCTTAACGATTTGGACGGCTTCCTGGCTTTTGGCCAGGTACGCCCGGCGCATGAAATGGATGCCCTTGGTTCCTCGCTTCCGCACTGCTAACCAACCGCGAATTACGAGTTGGCTATGTAGCGGCGTACCACGGCGCAACGACACCCCGGTTGCCCTGAACCCTTTGACCGTGGCCCACGAATCAAACGCACCAAGCGGAGCGATGTGGGGGCGTGTATCGTACTCGACGAATGGCGCATAGGGCGCCTCGGCGGACAGCGTTCCCGTGATGTTCCCGCCGTCCGGCGGCAGTACGTTGACATTCAACGACTGTGCCAGGTGCCCCGTGGCGTATCGCTCGGCGCGCATAATGCGGGCTGCTTCTGCCTGCATGATGTGCAGTCCAGTGCGCAGACCCTTGGCCCCGGCGTCCACCACCGCACGCGCCACTGCCTGTAAGTCCGGCATATGCTCGACACGAATCTCGCTCATCATCACACCCCCACCCGTCGACGCTGTTGGAGCATAGCCAGTACATCCTTAGGCGCAGCCTTGGTGTACTGGAGAATTCCAAAGTCCGTGGACCCTATCACATCCGAGTAGCCGCTGTCCTTTTCCTTCCACAGCCGCGCGGCCAAAATAGATGTGGAGCGTCGGATATCCGCGGGCATTTCATCGTCGGGATAGCCCCCGGCATATTCGACGGTTACGCGTACCCGCTGGAACCGCACCAACGGCGCCATGCCGCCCAGGTAGGCCCGTATAATGTACGAACCATCGTCCCACCAGATTTGATTCGCCGGGACGCTCCAGGCCGCATCAAACGGGTCGGTCTGATAAGTCAGCGAATACACTTGTTGCACCGGCGTATGGTCCACCGATAGCAAAATGGAGCCATCGTGGCTCACCTTGGCGATCCGGGTGATGGTCACCTGGTCGGTATACGCCCACCCGCCCGCGGGCGTGTACGTCAGCTGGTCCACCAATCGGCGATCAAGTCCGAGATTGTGTGTAAAATCCCGTCTCTGGTAGACGTCACAAAATGTTCACAGTCAGGCGTTTAGGATATGGAGCTTAGCTTGTTGGCCTGATTCTTGCTGCTGTTTCTTCCACTGCCAGTACTCGTCCATATTCAGGTAACGGTGTCCCGTGGTCCAGGCTTCGTCGATTTCCATCAGCAGCGCCCCCAACAGCCGGATAGCGGATTCTCGGTTCGGAAAGATGCGAATCACCCGTTCTCTGCGCCGGATTTCTTCGTTCAGCCGCTCCACACCATTCGTCGTCCGCAGCCGGCGACGGTATC